AAATATTGCTATTCGGAGCATCAATGGTCAAAGCTGGTGAGATCCATCCGTGTCCAGCAGCCAGTTTTGCGTCGTTTTGAAAGGTTGCGCTCAGGTTCGAGCCAGAAGGATTGTTGTTTTGATCCGACATCGTAGAGACACAGTAACAACCATCTTTCGCCTCCCACTGTTTGGAACCGGGTAATATCAAGCAATCCGCCGGGTTCACAGGCGGACCCGCCAAGTTTAACACATTGGCGGAACCACGTTGGGTTAAGACAGCTGGATTAATCCAACTGTTAACAGCTTGATTTTTATGGAGTTGAGAGTTCTTTCTGTACACAATTACAGAACCCTGTTTTGAAACAGAGGCTGTGGTGTCATGAACCTCAAAGGCCATGCCCAAAACCCTTGTTTTTGGGTTGGAAAAGCCTATAGGCAAGGGTAGTGACAATGTTGTATCACTTGGGGTTAAATTAACTCCATCTGGGCCTGACCGAATTGTCAGTCCTCCGAAATTTTTAGGGTTCACTTGGGTTGTGGGATCCCAAGAAAACTGTGACCTCTGTATGGTGTCATAACCTGTATAAGGTCCAACGATTGGGTCCATAAAGATGTGAGCTGACCAGTTCACAGAACCGGGAGCAGCAATCGTAACCGTTTGTTTTACCTCACGGACAACAGAATTACCAGTCATAAGATCTGGCAATCCTTCGCATCGGACCATCTCGTCTTTCATAGGGTCAAGAGCGTTATCCAAAAACGCCTTACCATCAGGGGTCACCCCGACTCGTTCACAAAGTTTCGTTATCTTATTCTCAGCGGCAGCAGTTGAATCAGACATGTGGCACAAAATCGGGCCCGGTTATATTTAAGGAATAGCCGGGAAAGAACCTTGGACGTCACTGTTTAAAGGCACAGTGATAAGCCTGTGAAGGGGACTTATATGCGCTGCTCGGCCTTGGCCGCAGCCTTAGCTTTGCGAGCTGCATATTGCTCAGGGGTTTCTTTAACCCACGTACCGGCTTTCATCTTCTCAGCTCGGACACGCTGAAAAATAGCATGTCTTTGCTCAGCAGTAAAGCCGCTCGGTTCTTTATAACCGGTTTTCTCCTTCCACTGCGCTTGAAGCGCATGATCCTCCTGCTGAGGCTGGTTCTGGACACGGTCGTCAAACCGACTCGGACTAGACCACGGCAACGGATTGCCAGGACTGTCGTCTGAGTCTGAATCTGAGTCCTCTTGCGCTACAATAACCTTCACTTTCGTCTCATCAACGACGAATTTGAAGGGTTTTGTAGCTCCAGGATCACCAGCAGGGCCTAATACTATTGCAGTAGCAGGTCCCTCAGGGATAGGTTTACCTGGCTGAATCCCCTCAGATGTGTTTGGTGTTAATGGCATTACCGCTTTTGTCAGGGGTTCAGGTCCATTAACAAGCACAGGAAATTTGTGCTTAGAGGGGGTCAGCATATCAGCAGTTTGGTCATCTATACCATCGTAGTAGCTTGCTAAACTTTGGCCAGGCTGGTATATGTTTCCATTACCACCCTGCCAACGCTTTACTAATGGAAGAGTTTTAGATTTAACAGCTAAACCCTTCCCTTTGTCCTGCTCGCTTACGGGTTTTTTGTGTTTCCTCGCATCGGGTCTTTTAGCACCCCCAAGAAAATCAAAATCTTCCCTAGCTAAGGTGGCGATGTCTTTAGATTCATCAACCACCCCAGCGTCTACGTTGGTAACACGCTCAAAGGCGTCGTCCACTTCCGAACTCACTTTCAAATTTATTGTGCCCAATGGGTACACATCACCATCAATTACGATGGGAAGCTTTGTAACAACCTCGGATTTCCCCATGCAAACTGGCATGTACAACAAATCCTCAGCTTTCTTACAAGACAACAAGTAAGCTTGAAGTCTATTGAAAGTAAATCCGGGTAAAGCCGCCAGGGCGTAATCCTTCATCCATGTTCCATAGACGTTGGGATATTGCACCTCCAGTGACCATTGGGACAGCCATGCTCTCATTGGCTTCGTCCCATCACATGTGAAGTTTTTAACGTGCATTTCTGCAATTAACGTTTTAGCTACACCTACAATCCATACAAAAACAGGTGTGTTAGCATCTGTCAATGCATAGGATCGCATTTTCTCTGTAAATTTCATCAGAGGAGTAACCCCCGAATTCAATTTCACAGAGACGTGTAGTTTAGACAATTGGCGAGGAAGGTCACAACAAGAATTAATGTCACCCCACCATACGTTCGGGCCATAAATCCGAGCCAAAAATTTTATGCCAAAATCCCCGCGTTTGACCACAGAAACTTCAGCTTTTTGTCCCATCATAGCAGCCGCCCGCTCGTAAACCTTGGCCTCAATATCCCTGCTTATTCCATCATCTCCCCCATATTGACCCAGTTTTATCCAGGCCTCTTTGGGAGTGAGAAAAGTTCCATTGACTTTAGTCATCCGTAGAGCTAAGAAAGAAATAAAACAATTAATAAGTGTATTGAGCACAGAGGTCTCCGGTGATCCAGAGGCCCTCGCATAAGCCAAGTCATACCATTTGCCAAACATCGTTATACACCTCAGCCCATATTGTGTGCGATGTAATTGAAGGAGTTTGGCGTGGTGTCCAGGGCGAAAAGCTCGCATCAAGAACATCTTCTCAAACTCCCTCATGATGTTTGACCCTCTACCATCAAATCTGCTCATATCAGTTTCCAAAGCTGTTAAAGCTTCCTTGCAAACCTCGCCTACGCGTTCAGCAATTTGATAGGGATTCTTACCAAAGGCATACCAATCTTCCTTCTTAAGAAGTTCAGCCGCAGCATATATAAACTTCGAATATTCCACCTTATCTGGACCATTGACTTGAGTTATCAGTCGAGGGTCCTTTGGTGCTGTATAAGCCTCCTTCTTCAGGAAAACCTTACCGACATCAGTTGGTTTTTCAAACTGTGCCATTTCTATTATTCTACGTTGTGACGGAGAACTTTGGGCGTCTTTGACGGCGTCGTCATCAACTGGGTCCAAAGTTTGAAACAGCTCCTCGGGAATCAACAACTCAAGGAACTCTTTCATGACGCCGGCCAAGAAATTCTTCATTTCTGGTGGCCGGACG